TTATATATTTTCTGCTCTGCTTGCTGAGCAAACATAGCGTGTTGAGTTGCGGTAAATGAGTTTTCGCAAATCTCCTCAACGTTAGTGGTAAGTTCTGAGTAATTCATTCATGCTTTCCTCACGACTGCGGGGTGTGTAAGTCAATATAGGCTTCCACTGTACCACCACCGGGGACAGTGAGCGTCCGACTATCATCAAGTCCTGAATCTTGACGAGGTTCCCGCAAAGCCTGTGGATCGTTAACCGGATATTTGCCCAAGTGTAGCTGCGGGTGGTCATAGTCAAAACACGATAAACAGACTTTGACATTGGTTATATTGCCCTTTACCACCTCTTTACGCAGATCACGCAGGGCATACGTGCGCCCACAACGGTCACAGGACGCTAAGGCTATCTTGCCACTAGCATACCGCTTGGCCACCCTAAATCCGCATACCGCGTGGAACTAAAGACCACGAAGCCTTTTCTCTATCTTCAGAAGCTGCCATGCGGAACTGCTCGTCATATATCTCTTTCAGCATACCCACACGGGATACCAAGTCAGGTATTTTCATAGCAATATGGTAGGCCAATCCAGCCACGAGAGCGGGATAGAATCTGAAGGTCATGTCCGCAGTTTCCACCCCTTGACCGGCGTCTTCCATCCGGCGCATACGCCAATATTGCAGCGTATAAGTTCCATTATCAGGAACGGGCCACACGGTAACTTGAGGAGCGGCAAGTAACCTATTTACCCATAGCTGAATTGGCCTACCTTCTACTAACTTATTAGGGATAGTGGAATAAGTGCTCACACTGATCCTGTTAATATTAATGTCCTGCTGTGTTGACCCGCTGCCAGTGCGTATCACATGTTCCAGTAGATCAATGGTATCGGCGGGCAGAGTATAGGTAGCGGTACTTGCGACAAGCGCCACGGTGCCCTCATCGATTGTCCACATGTTGATGCCTTTGTTCTGCCACTCAATCAGCATCAGGTTCATAGAGCGGCGAGCTGTGCGCAGGTCATACCCCGATCTCATTTCCCTACCGGCACGCTCAAATGCCTCTTCAGCAATCTCAGTGAAGTCCATGTCAAATGCGGTAGTGCCCGAGGTGGCCATTATCTACTCCTAGTTCCTCTACCTAACCCACGCTTGGCGATGCCACAGCCACGCACTTTGCCGCCTTTGGCCATCTTACGCGCTTTGTGCTTCGTAAGACCCTCCTGCATATTGCTATCCATCTTGGCATCTGCTGCCTTCTTTAACATCTCAGCTATGTCTTTTTCATCCTTGAGTCTCGCTTTTTCTATTGCTGCGTTTCGTGCATCTTGACCATTCTGCGGTGGCGTATACGCTTTGACTTTTGGCTTTGGCGTGACTTTTGGCGTAGCTGACACCGCTGGGTTATCAACAGCGGCAACGCGATCTGCTGTAGTCCTGCCACTCATTACGTCTTTTGCAGTCTCAAGTAGTGTTTTTTTAGACATAACAAGTTACCCGTATATCAGTAAACAAACGTCACTGAGTTAGCTGTGGTTAAAGTAGCGTGGCAATCTGTGGCAAATTCAATGCTTCCCGGAAGGTCAATAGTCTGACCTGCTGTCATCGTCAGCAAAAATTTAGATGTACCGCCCGTCCCACCATCTTTCAACTGAACAGTGCCCGCCGTAGCTCCGCAATAAATTGCACGTATACGGGTGCGACTAGCAACAACCGTGCCAGTGGCCGTTAGGTTCTTGGTCGTTAGATTTTGATCGCTCATGAATTACCCTCCGGCTTGGGCTTGTCTTTTAACGGCGGCTGTGGCTTAGCTTTCGACTTTTCTGTAGCCGTCTCACCCGCCTGTCGAGCTATGCGAATAGGCATAATCCCTCTCCTTAAGCCTGATAACCAAACAGTTCAATCATAAATTGACCAGCCGTATACGTACCCACTGTGCCTGCGGCACCGCAAGTCAAATAAAGATACGAGTCAGCTACAGGGATATTCGTTGCTGGAGTTGCTGTATTGACCTTATTCAGAGTCCACGCTGCACCGCCAGTGATACAAATGGTCTCAGTTAGCGTACCAATGCCAGTGTCAAATGCGCCTGTGGCTTCGGTTGCTGAGTACAGATCAATGTCAGTCACGCCCGTGAGAGGGGCTTCTAGGCATGTCATGGACACAGCAAATATCTGACCCATCGTGGCGACGCTAATGGCTGTTAGGTAAGCGGCACTAGTACCTGAGCCAATGATATCAAGATCAGTCGTAGAGCTTTGTAGCCCAGTGACATCAACGAAAATCTGAGTACTGACAACCTTACCTGACTTGGTAATGGACGTGGCAAGCACAGCACCTGTGCCGTCTGTGACACCTGCACCTGCCGCAGTTGTGGCGGAAGCGCCAGCAATCCCGTTGGTGATTGTGAGTGGGCCTGAGAATGTTGTGCTAGACATTAGGGAGTACCTCTTTACGAAAGGATTGGCCTTAGAGTCTTCGTAATGTCCGTCTGGTCGGTCGCTAAGGCTGGATGTTCCAGATGACTTTAAGTTTACTCTTATTTATTACCGTTACACAAGACATAAAAAAGCCTCCCGAAGGAGGCTATGTGGACCGGTGAAACCCTTACGCGCCGGGGCTTCCAAATATCCCTAATGGGTCTGAGACCCCGAAGGAATAGCGTTCGCGAGCCTTATATCGGCTGTTGCCCGTATCGAAATCTCCATCCATGCCCGTTGACAGTGCGGTACGGGTGAAGTGCTTCAGACCATTGGGGCAATCAGTCATCAGGAACCATGCGTTGGTGTCCGTCAGATAGTGATTGATTGAGTAGCCATTAGGAATGGCTCCATTGCTCTTAAGCGCGTTGAGGTCGTTATCTGCTGTACCGACACGTAGCTCAGTCTCAAGGAGACGAGTGGCTACAAATTGCAGGGCAGGGGGGATAATCAACTTCTTGGGGCGAGCTGCAATTAGCAGTCCGCGTTCGTCAGTCCATGCAGCTATCTGAATAACGGCGGCTTCCAGAGAAGTCTCGTTAAGGTCAGCAGCGGTGGCGGGTTCGTTTGAGTTAACCCCACCGTTGACGAGCGGGTGGTCAGTGGTACACAGAACCTTGCCATCGCCGTAGGTAGTACCAGCGAATGCGCCGTTCAGAATTGCAGCACCCTTAACCTGCTTGGTATACGCCATAGCCCGTGCGAGAGCCTTCGTATAACGAGACGACAGTGAGTCGTACAGGTTATCTTCAATGGCTTCCTCAGTAATGGCAAAGCCCATTGCAATGGTCTCGTGGGTATAGCGTGCACTCCATGCTTCCTGCGCATTGTCATATTCGATGGACGAACCTTCGTTTTTGACAGGTGCTGCTTGGAAACCGGACAGCTTCGTTTCTTCCTCGAAAGAGCGGTCTGAAGATTCTGTGTCAAAAATCTCCTTATGCTCTTCACCGTACTTCTTGTACTCCAGACCGAATAGAGCGTTAAGCCCCGGCAACAGTTCCTTGAGTAGTTGTGCGCGTGAAATAGCCATACTAATCTACTCCTTAAATGCCAACGGCGGTGTTGTAGGCGTGGTAGCCGGGGTTGAATTTAACAAACACATCGGGGAAAGCATCGTCTGTAGCTGACGCGAAACCCATAAGTTTAAATGCACCTGTGGTTTGTTGAACCGTTGCGTCAACCGCCATCGTGGAATTACCCGTTGAGGTGCTTCCTGAGGTGGTTGCGTGCTGGCCTGCTGCAAATGCAACAACAGAAAAAACATCATCCTGTCCAGATACAGCGTCAAGCTGGCATTGAAAAATCACATTGGGATCATCAACAATCTTACACTTCACAACACCAGTGGTACCGGTTGGGTAATACTGTGAATGAATAGATTGCCCTTCTGTGTTGATATATTCACAACCAACAAAGACGCCCAGTGCCGTTAGAGATGAACCACCAAGGTTATTGGTCGTCAAATCTTTCCCGGTGCCAAGTGCCAGTGAGATATATCCTGTTGCGAGAGTCTTAACAACCGACCCGTAAAAAATGTTCTCTGCTATTCCAGCAGGGTCAATGAGATAAGTTGATGTTGCGCCTGAGTACGCCATACCATCAGCTCGTTTTACGGGCCGTAGCCCGTAGGGAGTAGCTGTAGTAGCCATGTTTAGCTCCTGTTAATTTCCAGTCCCGAATTTGACTTCCGTCTTTCGCTCATTAAACAGCGGCATACGAGCGTCATTTTCGCGCATTAAGTTGTTGTCTACGGATGACATTTGCGAGTCCGCCTGATTCTTGTAATAGGCATTACGCTCATCCAACATTTCCGTAGGAGCTTTGCACAGCATCAAACCACCAATCACGATATTGTCCTTAAAGCGCTCTTGCTCAATGGACACTAATGTAATTTCTGGGTGGTCTATGGCCCTCACAGGCTCCCAGCCTTCACGAAGTTTTGAGGATACATTTGTGGCATCAACTTGACCCAACGAGCTTACGCGAACCCAACGAAAACTGTACCCCTCTTCAGGGTTGGGACTGGGTAGGGTTTCAGGCGGAGTCCACGCCTTTTTCCTCACAGTCGTTTCGCGGGTTGAATTATCTCGCTTTTCTCTTAATTCAGCCATTCCCTTTCCTCATCTCTTCAGCAACCTGTTTGGCGTATACTTCGATGGGTAATCCCAACCTTTTTGCAAGAGCGACCTGTGTCTTAGTCAACTTCACCTTCTTCGGTGCGGGTGTCCGTGTAGCCGGAGCCACAACATTGGTGCTTCTTGATCTTACTTTTGATGCAGCGCCCGTGAAGTTATCAGGGAACACTGCTTGCATACGCGCATCTATCTGCGCGTAGTATTCATCACTGGCCGGATCAATCCCCAAGTCTTCCACAAGCTCGTTGTGATAGCCCAGAGCAAAGGCAGTCATACCTTTGTCTTGTCCAAACCATGTATTTTCTTCAGCCCATGATTTTACCTTTGGGTCCAACTGGGGCGGCCTAGCTGCTGGCTGTCGAGCCTGCGGCCTAGCTTCTACAGTCGTTTGTACATCACCCTCACCTTCTTGTCCAGTGGGAATCTTTATTTGTTTGAGTTTATCGGCGCGTATTGTTGCCGTAGTGAGGGATTCCTGCGCTTTAAGTAGCTTTTCGCCATCACCAGCATCGTAGGCGTCACGATACTCACGCTTTGCCGTGATGAGGTCACTTTCAATTTGCCGCTTGGCCTGCCTGTACAACGCCTCTTGGCTTTTGCCCATGTTACCTTTGAGCTTTTGATTGTCAGCCAATAGGTTGCGGGCTAGGTTTTCAAGCTCATTCTTCTCACGCTGGGCCTGTTCTTTCTCACGACGTTCATCGTGGTAACCTTTGCTGAAGTGCTTGATGCGGTTACGCACCTTCTCAGAGTAAACCTCAAGCTCCTCATCGGTAACGTCTTC